TCGGGAAAGTCTTTAATCATTGCGGATATAGCTGCAAGACTTGAGGGCCATACTTTAGTATTCCAGCCGAGTAAGGAAATACTCGAGCAAAATTTCAAAAAACTATGTTCATACGGCATTCTCGACTGTAGCATCTATTCTGCTTCTTTCAACTCAAAGGAGATAAGCCGGATAACATTTGCTACCATCGGTTCTGTGAAAGCTCATCCCGAACTCTTTACTCACTTCAAAAACATCATTGTGGATGAATGTCATTTGGTAAACCCCAAAGAAGGAATGTATAAGGATTTCTTCGATTCGGTGAAGTGTAAGGTTCTTGGGCTGACAGCTACGCCTTATCGGTTATCATCTAGTCGTAATTTCGGTTCTATGCTGAAATTCATCACCCGGACAAAACCTAATGTCTTTTCAGAGGTCATTTACCATGTACAAGTATCAACCCTATTAGATATGGGCTACTTGGCAAAGCTAAACTATTATCCAATGAATCCTTCAGGATGGAATGAACTTAACCTGAAAGTAAATACCACCGGTGCCGACTATACGGATAAGTCAGTTCAAAGAGAATATGAACGGATAGACTTCTACGGTTATCTCGTCCATATTGTCCAAAGACTGATGAATCCCAAAGCAGGTGGTAAGAGAAAAGGCATTTTAGTATTTACTCGGTTCTTGAAAGAAGCAGAACGGTTAACGATGTCAATACCTGGTTGCGCTATTGTATCCGGTGATACTCCAAAAGCAACTCGTGAAATGATTCTCCAACATTTCAAAACTGGGGAAATACCAGTAGTGGCGAATGTCGGGGTATTGACTACGGGTTTTGATTATCCGGAACTTGACACTGTTGTTATGGCACGTCCTACGATGTCACTTGCTATGTGGTATCAGATAGTCGGTCGGGCTATTCGCCCCCACCCTTCCAAAGAATGTGGCTGGATTGTAGATTTATGCGGTAACATCAAACGTTTTGGCGAAGTCTCTGATTTACGGTTGTTTGATAGCGGTAATGGTAAATGGGTAGTTTGCTCTAAAGGAAGACAATTAACAAACGTGAGATTCTAACTATGGACGAAGGATTTTTGAGGCTAAGCCGCAGGTTTTTCTCGAATGAAATGTGGAAGGTAGCCCGTGAGTTTTCGGAGTGCGAAGCGTGGCTTGACTTGATTCAGTCAGCACGATTTGAGGCAACCGACAAGGCGTACAGCGAACTCATCGGAGGTCGGGAAATCTCTTATTCAAGAGGTCAATATCCAGCATCTATATCGTTTTTGATGAAGCGTTGGCAATGGTCTGAAAAGAAAGTGCGCTATTTTCTTGCCAAACTGAAAAAGAGAGGCATGATAACGACTTGTAACAAACAAGGCATGACTGTGATAACTTTATGCAAGTATGATGAATACAACCCCTACAAGGGCATACCCAAGGGCATAGACAAGGACATAGATAACAATAAAGAAATCAGAGAGTTAAATAATGCTTTGGGCGAATTAAGGGCGGAGTTAAGGGCAGTTGTTGAAAAAATGGGGCAAGCTAAGGGCGATAATAAGAAGAAAGATGAAGAAGATAATACTAAAGAATCTCCTTACGGAGATAAGAAAAACGCGGCTAAAGCCGCTACTCTCTCTCGAAAAGAATCTTTTTATCAATCTCTTGTACCTTTTGTCGGTAAGTATCAAAAGGAAATGATTCGCTCCTTCTTTGATTATTGGTCTGAACTGAACAAATCAGAAACTAAAATGCGCTATGAACTTGAAAAGACCTGGGAACTTCCTAAAAGGTTGGCAACATGGGCAAATCGGGAAAAAATACCGGCCAAGCCAACTACTGATATTGGTGTGGTTCTCAAAGATAACTCTCCTGACAAATACGATTCGCCACAGGAAAGAAAATGGGAGGAAAGATGGAACAAATAGACTTTAAAAAAACAATCGACAATCTTAGGAAGACTGGATTTAACCCTGTTCCCAATCTTGTGAACATAGCGATACCAGATGCAAAGAATATCCTTTGGCAAGGGTTGAACTATTTCACGGGAAATGCCGAATGGCTACCGGAATACGATGAAATAGCCACATGGCTTTCTGGGAATAACGGGCGTGGACTTTTATGCCATGGCAATTGTGGACGAGGGAAATCACTTATATGCTGGAAGATTATCCCTTTGCTTCTCAATCACTATTGCCGGAAGATTGTAGCATGTTATGATGCACAACAGATGAATGCTGATATAGACGCTGTGAAGGCAAAGCATATCATCTATATTGATGATGTCGGCACAGAGAATCTTAGCGTGAAATTCGGAGAAAAAAGACTTGCCTTCTGTGAAATTGTTGATGAAGCGGAAAAGCGAGGAAAACTCTTGATATTGACCACTAATCTATCACTTGATGAAATCTCCCAAAAGTATGGGGAACGTACTATGGATAGATTGGTTTCCATTACTACACGAGTGAAATTCATAGGAAAAAGTTTAAGAAAATGAATGTTACAATATGCTGGACTACCAAAGAATGGAAAGTCATAGAAAAGATACGAAAGAAATTCGGCATATCATCTTATATGAGTGTCAACAGAGAAACACCTTGTAATATCAAGGAAGAAGATATGGAACTCCTTAGAGAGACAGAAAAACGTGGATTTATCCAAATAAGAAATAAATAAAATCATGTTAGTAGGAACAACAAATCTTAATACGACTCTCAACTTAACCTATGTGTTGACAGATGTCGTAGAAACCCTTCTCTATGATTTGAGAAGCGAAATGGGAAAGCAAGGCTATGAATTACGCCACGATGCGAAACGCAATTTCAACACAGCAATAGCCGCGATCCGGAAATTGAAACAAGATGTGGATAAAACACAGTTCTCCACACAGGAAAACTTCGGAAACGACTCCGATTGTCTTCTGGCTTTCATCCGGCTGTTGGTAGACCGCTGCGGTGACGATGACAAAAAGATGTTCGCATTTTATAATTACATCAAACGTCACCCTTCACAACTTGGACTCGATCTATCAGATGAAAAAAGTACGTTTGCTCATATTTTCGAAAGTAACGAGAAGCTGGATTAGTTATGAGAATACTCCTAAACATCCTCCTTCTCCTAGGAGTGAACATCTTATTTTACCTGGTGGTGTATGCGATAGCGGACCACCTGATGGATACAATTAATTAAAATATTTTCAATGAATACAACCTTTGAAAAATCGGTTAATACCACCGATGAATGGTACACGCCAAAAGAAATTATAGACGCATTGGGAAAGTTCGATTTAGATCCATGTGCTCCGGTTAACCCACTTTGGCAAACAGCAGAAATCATGTACAACAAGAACCATGACGGATTAACTAAAGATTGGGTAGGTCGTGTTTGGCTAAATCCTCCTTATTCCCGTCCGCTTATTGAACAGTTCGTTAAACGTCTGGCAGAGCATGGAAACGGAATCGCATTACTTTTCAATCGTTGCGATTCAAAGATGTTCCAAGATGTCATCTTTGAAAAAGCAACAGCTATGAAATTTCTACGGAACCGGATTCGCTTCTTTCGACCGGATGGGACTCGTGGGGACTCGCCCGGGTGCGGCAGTATCCTAATAGCTTTCGGTGAAGATAATGCCGATATATTAAGAACTTGCGATATCGCAGGTAAGTATGTACGAATCAATTAGAGTAAAACCTTGCAAGTTCTTGAAGAATTATCAAGGATTTGCGTAAAACAGAGTAGTATGAAACAGAAATTAGAAGCAGCAGCAAGAGAAAATATCTTGTTTAATCACAGAACTGTTGATAGAACTTTGTCGGGCAAATATCTAGCACAATTTGGAGAAATGAATTTCATTCAAGGTGCAGAATGGCATGCAAAGCAATCCCCGTGGATAAGTGTAGAAGATAGGTTGCCGAAAGAAAGCGGATGGGTATTTGTGGCAGGCGGTCGCAATCCATATCGTGCTTTATTCTATTGTGCAGGACTATTTTATTCAGATGTAACATTGGGTACTTTTGATAGCGGAGTCACACATTGGATGCCAATACCATCTTTCGATGAAATACTGGAAGCCAACAGAGATGTACTAGAACGGATTAAAGAGAAAGGAGACTAATATGTATGTAGCAAGAGACAAAGACGGGGATTTATGCCTTTATAAGAAGCAACCCGTGAAGTATTCGGAAAGTTGGCAATTATGTAGTGACAATCCCCATGATTTCTATAAGCTAGACTCTTCTTTATTCCCCGAAGTAAAATGGGAAGATGAAGAGCCGACAGAAGTTGAATTGGTAAAGAAGGAGGAATAAAATGAATCGTACAATAAAATTCAGAGGAAAAAACTTATATAATAACGAATGGATATTTGGTGACTTGATTCAGTACGAAAGTGGTGAAATGGCTATTTTCAGCAATAAACTTTCCCAATATGGATGCGAAGCTACTGAAATGTTTAATAGAAGTAAGGTCATTCCCGAAACCGTAGGTCAGTTCACCGGATTACTTGACAAGAACGGTAAGGAAATTTACGAAGGGGATATATTGTTAATGGGTGAAGATGAAGGCGTAAGAATCTATAATAAAGTAGGTGTAAAAGACGGATGTTTTGGATATATCGGAGAGTATAGTGGAGAATTATTGCCATTCTGTAACTATAATGTAATGGAAGAGATTGTAGGCAACATCTACGATAATCCTGAATTAATCAAGGAGGAATAATCATGAAAAAAATAATGTTCAACGATAAATTTGGTTTAACCCAAGCCGTATTGGAAGGTCGGAAGACTATGACGAGAAGAATAATCAAATATCCAAGAACTTTTAGGGGAGAATGGGTCGCAGGATTCAATATACACAGAAGTCCTTCTGATAAAAAGATAGTTGGCTTTCCTTGTATGTACGATGCAGATGAAAGAGAGTTTGATATGGGCGAGATATTGCCGAAATATAAACTTGGTGAAGTCGTTGCCATTGCGCAAAGCTACGAAAGCATCTATAATGAGAAAGGGCTTGAAACTATGGATATGCTTGTTTCGGGGCTTAAAAACCATAAAGGATGGCAAAATAAACTTTTTGTCGCCGCAGGCGAGATGATTCACCACATCCGCATTACCGACATCAAGGTTGAGCGTTTACAAGATATATCGGACGAGGATTGCTTTAAGGAAGGAATATACGCTAGCAATTCGCATGAAATAGGGTATGGCATACCCTGGGTATATGAGTTCGCAAAAAGTAAAATGGCTTATTATACACCTCGTGAGGCATTTGCCGCTTTGATAGACAAAGTATCCGGCAAAGGCACATGGGAAAGTAATCCGTTTGTATTTGCTTACGAATTTGTGTTAGTTGACTAAGGGAGGAATAGTTATGAAAGATCATCAATTTGAAGAAATAGTATTTTGGTTATCGCTGATTGCTTGTTTGTTGGCTTATCATTCGGGTATAGGATGGTTAGTTGGCATTATAGCGGTAATAAGTGTAATGAACTGTATTTCTGCGATTGTAACAGCCTGGAAATATACAAGGAGTGAACTAAAGAAAAAATACCTAATAGTCCGAACTATAAAAAGATGGTTTTGTCGTCATGGATGGATGTTGGTAAGAAAGGATTGCGTATGTTCCATGGATGAAAGTCACTGGTATAAAGTTTCAACTTATCAGTGCATAAAATGTGGAAAGATAAAAGCAGTTAAGCCTGATTGCGTAAAAAAGAGAAAAAAGGAGGAATAGCCATGCCAATAAGCGAAATTGCGGAATTAATACTTAAAATCGCATTATTCATCCTAAATGCTACAACTGTTGCCATCATTGTAATTTTGATAGGCAAATGGCACAGACGCATGGAGGGCAAGCTGAATGACATCAAAAGTTATATCCAGCACGTAACGGATCGCAATGACATCGTATACATCAATCAGCTTGAAAGCTTTAAAAGAGATCTGATAAAGGCTGAACGTTACGAAGATGCAGCTAAGATAAGCAAGTGCATTGAAGATGAATACAGTAATCTTAAAAGAAAGATAGAAGACAGAGAACAAATGATTGATCCTTTAAAATGATTATGAACCAAGAAGACAGCAACCTACTGGCGGAATGTATGAAGGAAGCCATGAAAGTGGAATTCCTGAACACCAGCGAAGAGATAAAGTTATGGGCTTATTCCCTATATAATGCGAAAATATGGGGGAAGAGTGTAAAGTAAAAGAGCGTCACCCGAACCACCAGATAGACGCCCTTCCCTAATTCATAGTACAAATATACTATTTACTTTTAAATAATCGTACTATGTTTTCAGAAATATCAGAGTTAAAATCTATCAGAGAGCAGAAATCCAGATTGTCAGAAAGAGAGTCTGAATTATCTGCTCCTATTATGTCGGACCTGGATTATATTCCATCCATATATAAATGGTTTTGCGAAATACAGGATTTTAGGGATTGCCCGGGAAATAAGGATAGCGTTCATATCAGAAAGAAGTTTATATTTATTATTCTTTTCCTTTATGCTCCCAGTGTATTGGCCGGTGGAAGAATGCCAAAAGGACTTCGGGATAAGATTGCCGAATCGGTAAATATCAGCGATAAAACATTTATTTCCCACAATATCGAAACTGTGGTTGTTCTCTACAATAATTATAAGGACTTTCGGAAGGATATAGAGTATATTTACACTGGAATTGTATCTCGGTTGAAAGACAATGGTATGATAAGGATAGATATACGATAGCTATGGGTTTATCAATAAAACAGGAAAAATTTTGCAATTACTATATTGAGTGCGGAAATGCGTCCGAGGCTTATAGGCGTGCATATTCTTGCTCAAATATGAAAGAAAAACAAATTTGGGAAGAATCATCTAAACTATTAAATAACCCAAAGGTTTCCCAAAGGATAAAAGAGCTTCAAGAAGAACAAAAAAAAAAGTCTGATATAACCAAAGAAAAGATACTAGAGGAATTATCTAATATCGCTTTTTCTTCTATAGCAAATATGCATAATAGTTGGGTAGAAAGAACCGAATTTGAAAACCTTACTCCTAGACAGAAGTCTGCAATAAAAAGTATATCAACTAAGATTCTAAAAAAGAACATTGGGACAAATGATGATCCAGAAATTGTAGATGTTGAATATGTAAAGATTGAACTTCATGATAAGCTAAAAGCTATTGAACGCATTTGTAAGATGTTTGGTTGGGATGCTCCAGAAAAGATGGATGTAACTTCTAACGGATCATCCATAGCACCTCCGGCTAACGTTAATGTCAATGTGGTTTATAATAAGAAAGAGGATTTAGAACTTCAGGATAAACAAATTAATTTGAATAATAGTGGAAGCTGCTAATTTAAATATAAGTTGTACTCCTGTTTTTCACCGGGCGATGGTTGCTTTAAATAGCAATAGGTTTAACGTATATGTGTTTGAAGGAGGATCACGATCCTCAAAAACATATTCGCTGATACAATTTTTTATTGTTTATGCAATTAGTAACTGGCAGCGACCAAATCGTATTGTAATAGCAAGAAAGAAGAGTACTTGGTTATCTTCTACTGTATGGACAGATTTTAAAAATATACTTCTTGAGATTGGCTTGTATAATGTATGTAGGATAAACAACACCCTAAAGACTATTCAGATGTATTCTACTTCATTTGAATTTGTTGGGCTTGACGATGTACAAAGATTGCATGGATTGACTACTGATATTTTTTGGATAAATGAGGCGATGGAAGCTTCTAAAGATGATTTTGACCAATTAGAACAGAGATGTGCACGTTTCTCTGTTCTTGATTACAATCCTTCCGCAGAAGAGCATTGGATTTATGAAAATGTGTGTCCTCGTGAAGATTGCTTCTTCGATCATTCTACTATGCTCGATAACCCATTTATACCAGCTAATATGAGACGAAAGATTGAATCTTATGAACCAACAGAGTATAATTACTCACAGGGTACTGCAGATAAGCGTAAATGGTTGATATATGGCTTGGGGAAAAGAGCTAAAATTGAAGGACTTATTTTTGAGAACTATACTGTTATAAAAGAAATTCCTATCTGGGTTAAGAGAAGGTGGTATGGTCTTGATTTTGGCTACACAAATGACCCCACAGCTTGTTCTGAAAACGGCTTTTTAGATAATGCTATATACATTGATGAGAAGTTTTATAGAACCAATATGCTTTCTTCTGACATAATCAAGGAGTTTAAGCGGATGCCTAAGCTCAATATATGGTCAGAGAGTGCCGATCCTCGCCTTATCGCTGAAATATATAATGCAGGATTTAATATAAGACCGGTAAATAAATATCATGGATCTGTGGAGGCAGGCATAGATTTTATGAAATCGAAGAAAATATATATAACAGAGGGGTCTATAAATGCTAAAAAAGAACTTGACAACTATACATATCAACAAGATAAAAATGGGAAATGGCTGAATATTCCAGTAGATGATTTTAATCATATAATTGATGAGGTTAGATATTGTTGCATGATGGAGTTGATGGGAAGAAAATCTATATCAAAAGGGTTGGAAGCATTTAATCATTAAAAATATAACATTATGACATTAGAGGATATTTTAGCATTAGAAGATGTAGATCAGAAGATCGAATATTTGAAGAAAGGGCGTAAAACGGAGGAACCCAATACCGGTGAAAACTGGAAGGATTGGAATGCTGATTTGCATGAAATCATTGTGGATAAAGAAAAATACCCAGATATCGAAGTTGTTGAAGAGAAGGAAAGGGAAGAATGGAATGATAGTACCGGTAAAAGCACTACTATCCCAGCTAAAAAACGTACAGAGCCGTGTAACCGTATATCTATCCCGCTGGAGCAAGATATAACCAATATTCAAACAGCGTTTACAGTAGGGGTTGAGCCTAAGATGGATTGCGCTCCGTCAAATGAGGATGAAAAAGGGCTGTTTTATGCTATCCAACAAGTACTGAAGAAGAATAAAATAAAGTACCAGAATAAACGTATAGTTCGTTCTTGGCTTTCTGAACAGGAATGTGCCGAATACTGGTATGCAGTCAAAGATGATTCGTTCTGGACTAAATTCTGGAATAAAATACAGAAGGCTTTCGGGGGAAGTGTAAGACCGCAAAATAAGCTCCGCAGCGTAATATGGTCGCCATTCAGGGGAGATAAACTTTACCCTTTCTTTGATGACGCCGGAGATTTGGTCGCCTTCTCACGTGAATATAAAAAGAAAGATCTGGACGATGCAGAAATAGTATGCTTTCAAACTGTTACCGCTACCCATGTTTACCAGTGGGAAAATACGAATGGATGGGAAGCGGTAGAGGAGAAGTCTTTCAGGCACGGGTTTAAAAAACTTCCTGTCTTATATGGTTATCGCCCGGAGACTTATTGCCATAATATAAAGACTATACGTGTACGCATAGAGAAGATATTATCAAGTTATGCCGATTGTATAGATTATCACTTCTTCCCTTATTTAATGCTTTTTGGAGACGTATCAGGCTTTACAGGGAAGAAACGCAACAGGATCATACAATTGACCGGAGATAAGGCGAACGCTCAATATCTGACATGGAATCAGGTTCCTGATACTGTTAAATTGGAACTAGAAGGGCTTACTAACAGGGCGTACGATCTGACGAATACTCCACGTATATCACCGCAAGAGTTGAAAGGCCTTGGAAATGCCATTTCGGGAAAAGCGTTCAGGTATATTTTTATGGGTGCGCACATGGCGGTATCTAATCATGCGGAAGTAATTGGGGAGTTCTTTCAACGGAGGGTAAACTTCTTGGTATCAGCTTTGGCGGATATTAACCCATCCGAATTTGACAAGGCGTCCCATACTATTGATATTGATGTGGATTTGGTTCCATATATGATTGATGATATTGACGAACGGGTAAAAACGGCAGTTAGTGCAATAGATGGTAAAGTGTGGTCCCGGAGAGAGGGAATTTTGTTTGCCGGTAATGCCGAAAGGGTGGATGAAGTCCTGAAAGAGATTGAGGAGGAAGAAAAGAAGGAAACTTCTGAATCAGTCAAAAAGGACAATGTTTAGGGTGCATGGTTAGAAAAGTTACGGGGATTATACAAAAGTCATAGGAAAAATGGAACAAAATAGTAAATCGTTGCAGTCTTTTTAATGTATAGTTCGATTTTAGCTCAAAAGACAAATAAACCACAATAAGCGAATTGTGGTTTTCCAGAAGTGAAAATTTTAGGCTTATAATTGGATATGAAATAAATTTGTGCATAGAAAATAATACGGCTATCCTCACGGCTGAAAGATATAACGCCATCGGTGAGAAGTGAGGAGCTTGCCTTTGGCGCTTTTTTATATGCCAGGCGTGGCAGGTTCAGCAAGTCGGTAAGGCGTGAGAGGTTCGAATCCTCGCTTGCTACAAAATCGGACAAATTAAAATCCCCAAAAGCGGAAGTGTCCGAGCCGCTGATGGGGATAATATTAACTTTATGTTGCAAATGCAAATATAATGATTATGGATCAATTAACAAAATCAAGTACAAGTGAAGAAATTAAAGAGTATTTCAATGCTATTTTAGCTTTGAAAGAGAAAAATGAACTTTATCCAGTAAATATTGACGATGTATGGCCGCTTGTCTATTCAGAGAGAGGGAAAGCTACACGAGCGTTAAAAGCTAACTTCATTGAAAATGAGGATTATATACTTTTTGCCCAAAATGGCAAAAACCTCAATGGACGTCCTAAAGATGATTATAAGCTTTCTTTGTCTTGTTTCGAATACTTTATTGCTCGGAAAGTTCGGCCTGTATTTGAGGTATATAGGCAAGTCTTTCATAAAGTAGCCGAACAGAAGCCATTATCCCAACTTGAAATACTGGTCCAGTCCGCACAAGCTTTGCTTGAACAAAGCAAACGGATTGAAAACGTAGAAAAGAGACTGGACGCGATGGAACAGGAGAGAGAAGAAAACGGGAAATTATTGTTAGCGGTTGCTGTTTCATCTGAAAAGGTACCGGAAATTTCTCTTCGTGATAAGATCCGCCAACTGGTGAACAAATATGCTTCGGCAACCAACACTAGACAACAGGACGTTTGGCACAAGGTTTATGAGCAATTATATTACCTCTATCACATTTCTATTAGTAACTATAAGAAGAAGTTCAAGGGAGAAACAAAACTTGAAATAGCGGAAAGAAATAATATCTTGGATAAGGTTTACGCCATTATCTCAAATATGGTCCGGGAGAGAAACGTTGCATGAGTACAGACATAAAGAAAGGGCAGCCTTAAAGCTACCCTTTCCCGCTGATTGGCGTCAACTAATGTGCCAGGCCGAAGCCCCCCTGACTACTCTATTTCTTGTTAATAAGCTCTTGTAACATCTTGTTCGTCTCGACAGCTAACGAAGTCATTAGAAAGCCATCTTTACACATCTCATGTACTTGACCGAATATCCGCTTTAGATTCGATTCCATGCTTTCTTTCGGGTTGTACGCAACTTCTTCCTTTCCGTATGGTATCATCCCACCGTAGATACTTCCGTGTTTCTTGCGACCGCTGGCGAGCGTTTCTTGCAATGATTGGTTGAACTCCTTCACCTGTTTTCTGACGATGCGTTCTGCGTACTTGGTGCAACGCTCGGATCGGAGCTTCTCTTCCATTTCGTTGAAGGCGTTGATGTAGGCTTCCTTGAACTGGGCGGCTACCTTTCCGGTGAAGCCCATGGCGAGGAAGGTGAAGCCGTCACGGGTCATGTAGTACATGGGGAGTTCTTTCTTTACATTATTGCATAACTCATTGATATACAAACAGGGCGCAAAATTGCGCTCTGTGAAATTGGCACTACACTCCAATCCTCTAATCGCTTTCAGTACATCTTTGTGTGCCTTCCTAAAGTAATCCGCAACCACCAAAGAAGAGGTCACGGCTTGACCGTTTTTCGCTTCTACCAAATCAATCCTATCGGTAGACCATAATTCCAAACTTCTTGTTTCCATAATGATTTTATTTAATGTGTTGATACTATCGTGTCGCTCTTGCTTAGCACATGAAAAACCTGTCGTTATCATCACTGAACATCTTATATCCGGCAAGCAGGCATAATACAATGATTGTAATTTCTGGCATATTCGTATATTTTAATGGTTAATCTCCTACGTAATGAGCACCGTATCTTCCAGTACTAGCCGTATAGTAAGCCGATGCCGGTATGCTCTTATTATTGTACCCCTTATCCATTGTAGCCTTAGCAGCGTTGCTCATGGCTTCATGTCTTTCCGCCAAGAACTGATCCGTTCTAGCCTTTACCGCTTCCGATGAGCAGTATTCTTGCAATTTTGCAAGGCTCCAAGCTGATTTCAGACATTCGGAGAACGTTCTTTCGTTGCCGGCACGTTTGTAAGAGCGCCAAGCGGATTTCATTATTTGGGATAAGTTGTAACGTTTCATAATCGTATGTATGCTAGTCGTTAAACATTTAGTTTTATTATTACGATGCAAATATAACTACGATTATAACACAAACAAACCTTATAAGGTTAATAAATGCTAATTTGATATACTCGAAGTATGTTTTCAAGCAAAGAATAATAACTAATGCTATAATTTTGTATATTTGCAAGCAATAAACTATAAGTATAATTATGAAGTTACGAATATTGGATATCTGCAAGCAAGCAGGAATAACTCAAAAAGAGTTAGCGGAAAGAATAGGGTTATCGGCTGTGGGTTTATCTAAAGCAATCAATGGTAATCCTACTAAAGATACATTGGAAAAGATAGCCAATGCCCTAAACGTGAGAATTACTGAACTATTCGAGGAACCAACCAATATAAACGGCTACATCGAATTAGATGGAACTATCCACAAAGTTTCGAGTAAGGAGGATATTAAAAAGTTAGCGGAAAAACTATAAACCAAATAAAAAGGAGGTAATTATGGGAATGCAAAGTAAAACTTTCAAGGAAGAAGAAAAAAAAGTCGTAAATCAAGCTACAAACAAAGGTGTGTCTTGGGAAGTAATAGCAGAAATACGTGCTAAATATCATAATGATTTTAATCAAGATAGATCCCGTTTTGAATCGTTTAAAGAACAAGTCGAAAACCTATCGAAGGATAAGTGATAAAAAGTGAAGGTCGGAGAAATCCGGCTTTTCTTCATTTATAATCCCTTTTTTCAAATTACCTAGTTGCCGTATTAAATAGATACGGGGATTTTCATGTGTTGAAATCAGAAAGGTATTGCAAAACTTGTATTTTATTTTTGATTTTTGTACGTTTGCGCATTGTATAACATAAAACACACATAGCATGGGATTATTCAATTTATTTAAAGGTAAACAGGATATACCTCCTAAAAGAGATATAAAAGATTTCTTTTCGATTGATATAAATAATCTTTTTCAATATAATCCAGTATACTCTCATACAGAAACAAGCCCGTATGGAAATGAAGTAAAACATTATACACTACGCTTAAAAAAGTTAGAACTTGGAATTTTCTATGAAGCTGAAATATTAGAAGTCGCAGAAAATGAATTAAATGTCATATTTAAAGGGAGAAGTAACCTTTTAACCAAAGAACTTGTGGAATTCATAAATTTTTGTGCTGATTGTTTAGGATTAGATAGTAGCGGATATGGTAAAGTTGAGAAAATAGATTATCAGCATGTGGATGACTATGTATTCTCTCGTATGTGGGATAAAATATGGATTGATAATATGACAACTCCCACTATTATAATGACAATATATTCTTTAAATAAAAGCTATTAATTAAATTGTAAATCATGGAAGGTATCACACTATTTGTATCTATCGTAATCATCGTATTCGGAATATTACAAATTATTCTATTTTTCAAGTTATGGGGAATGACTAATGATGTCAAAAAAATAAGGAAATCGCTACCTAATGTATCTTCTGATCTTTCTCCGGCTAAAATGGAATTTATTATTGGAAACACAGATAAAGCAAAAGAGATGCTTAAAAAGGAATTTGTATTAGACGTTTACGAATCATATATGAAAATTGTAAAAGAAAATACTGAAGTAACAGACCCTAGTGTAATGGAAAAAGAATATTCTATAGATTATGATAGACTTAAAAGGGTATACAAAGGAAGGTTTAAAGACATAATAGATGATGTTGATTTTGAAAGATACTCTACTTTTGTAAAAGCTAAATCTGTATTTGGATAAATTGCTTAGAGCCCTATATATGAGTGAGGCTTTTTATTTCTTCCTACTTTTATTTAATGCTAGAAAAATCACCTAAAACCAAAGAAAGGTAAGGAAATATTTGCATTTGTGTGCATTTGTATGTTATTTTGCCTCCGTACAACCATAATACACACAAAATATGAATAGAATATTTCTAATATTTGCCTTGCTGTTTCTTATAGGATGCAGCGAAAATACTAATACAGACTTAAAAGAGGAAGAAGATCCTAATCTTGGTATGGAAGTATATTCTGCACATTGTAAATCATTTGATAATAAATACGCTGCTTCTTTTTTATCTGAAAAGATAGTCATGGCTCTTATAAATGGTGAAAGTTCATTTACTATTAATGATATAATATGGGAAAGAAGCCTTGAAAAGCTAGATGATGAAGAGCTAGGATATGGGGAGCATAAGGCGTATACTTTAGTGGATCTTAATTTCTTTAGAAATACCTATAACCTGTTTACCTTATATAGAGCAGCAAAGACACAATATCTGTTTTTTACGATGAAAAAGGCAAGGTGTTGAACCAACCCAATAAAACTCCCATTACTAATATTAAAACAAACTGTCCATGGGATAAAGATTGTATGATATTAGGTATAGATCAGACCGAAGAAGATACCTATTATGTGTATGACTATAAAGGGACGGAAAAGGAAATTCTTAAATATAAAGGAAAGTATAATATTTTAGGAATGTCGTGGGAGAGTATCGAGGATAATAGATATTTTTCTTGCTCAAATAATGCGATTTGCCTTATTTCATTCCAAGATAAAGAAATAAAAATAGACAGTGAAATCAATCTTCCCGATTATATAACAAAACTTTATCCTAATGAAGAAAATACTCCCAAAATAAACAAAGTTGTGGACTATGAAGTAAATAAAGAGAGGTGTAAGGTAGAATTGGAAGTTATATTGTTTAATAGTCAAAAAGAAATTGTAACAATAATATTGAACTCTAACACGGGCGAGATCATCACCCCTAACCAAATAACACAATAGAATCATGAAAAATATCCTATATCCGATCATAATAATATTAGCTCTATCCGGATGCACTAGAGACATGTATACCGAATCCGTATATGTCGTTGACTACAGAGAATACACCAAAGATGGTTTCACCATTAGCCCTACAGTGACAGGATTCAATTACCAGCCAATATCTAATATAGAAGTGGTATTTACTGTTGGCAAGTTGAGAAAAGGAGAAACAGCCGAAAATCTACGGCTAATTGTCCCATACGAAGGATATACAGGAAAAACGAATAATGAGTATGCTCCATCTAGCAAAAGGATGATGGATAAAATAGTATCCGAAGCAAAGAAAATGGGAGCGAATGGATTGATTGATTTTAAAACGACTTATAACGCAAGGAACAGGGCGTGGGTTGCTTCTGGAATAGCCGTTATTATAAAATAGGATTTCATTCCCGCCCTTCGCAAGAGGGGCGTTTTTGTTTCTATTCGGTCTCTTCTTGAGATGCAAATAGCTGAATAGGTAAATACATGCGTCTAGTTGAAGAATGCTTATCGCTATCAGTTTGATTAAGAAACCCATTTTTTGCATAGAACTTATTAGTTCGTGAATTATTGAGTGAATCTACTGTAATAAACTGACAGCCAGATATATTATAATTAGAAAATGTGTATAATACAAAATCAAGAATTTGTTCCCCTATACCTTTACTTTGCATATCTTTATGCACGCCCAAATGTCCAATATTTATGGCCGGGAATGAGGTCTGTCTTTCAAATGTAGAAATGTATTCGTCGCTTATTTTACTCTTTGACTCTAGTACAAATTCTTCTTTATCTTCTATATTATCTATGACAACAGAATCATTGGCTAAAGTAAAAATTGCTACTATTTCATTATTATGTACACTTTTTGCACAATAAGCTGAAACATGATGATGTTTAGAACAAAGATATATCTCTTCATGGAAGAATTTATCAAGTTCTTCACATCCACACGAAAAAGAGAGAACTTGTTTTAGGTCCTCTCTTAATAATTTATTTATTGAAATATCAATATCCGAGAATTGGGTTTTTTCCGCCATTATTAGCTATAATTCTTTTAGCGACACTATTCATTCTTTGAGCTCTAACTTCTATTTTCTTTTTCTCTTGGCGTGTAATCTTACCCGATACACACCTTCTAAGGTTATTTCGGAAGTTTTCTACCTCAATAACTGTCATCTTGGGATTAGGATTAGTATGTATCATAATTAGTTTGGTTTTAGTATTGCTATCAGTGTTACTTTTATTATCACTAACAGAATTAGTTATATCTTTGTTCGTAACGTATCATAGTTACGTTACTTTGATGGTACAAAGGTAGTAACTTTATCAACAACAACAACATCAACAGTGTTAAAACAACATCAAACAACATCCAACACCTCACTTTTTAGCAATATTTATAAGATTAACAGTTTCAGCACTATCTTTTCTCTCACCAATAGCACGAAGTTCATTACCTTGTATTCTCTGTCTATTAGGTTGGTTAATATCACAAAGAAGAGCATTTATTTATGCCTTAAAACAACTAATTTCCCACAATTGGGCAATTGTGGTTTATCCCTCATGTAATTATTTTATAGCTTTCTTCTTTGAGTGTAACTTTATGCTGTTGAAAATAAAAACTAATTCATACAGTATGAAAGAAAAAATCTTAGTAGCACTAAAAACGAAGTATAAAACCTTTGGGTTTGGTGATAAAGCGTTTGACGGGGTGGCTGACTACTTGTCTAAAACCGTAACTGAAGAAAGTCAAATAGAAACTGCTATTAGTGGGGTCGAAGGACTTCTGAAGGCTTTTCAAGGAGACATTGATACTGTTAGAAACGAAAAATCGGGTCTACAGAAACAATTGGACGAATTGAAAAATAAAATCGAGAATCCCAATCCTAACCCAAATCCGAAGCCGGAAGAAAAGAAAGATGATATAGCGACCATCATTGCGAACGCAGTGAATGCAGCCGTTAAACCTCTTTCTGACAAGCTTACTCAATTTGAAACAGAGAAGGCGCAGGCCACTCGCCAAGAGCAAATCATGGGAAAAGCAAAGGAATATGGTATTCCCGAAAACCTTGTTCCTATGTTGAGCATTCCCGAAGATGCAAACTTGGATAACTATTTCAAGGATGCAAAGCAGACGTTTGCCAACGCAGGATTTCAAGATGTGAGAACTCCCGAATCGGGAAGCAATGAGCAGAACAATTCAAATGACATTGCCACCCTGATAAACAAGGGAACTGAAGAAATTAAAAACTCTAAACAGGATTAATTATGCCAGCAGGTTTTAAGTATGATTTAAATCCGATTGAGAAACAAATGCCGGAAATGTGCCGTTTTGAAACGGTTTATAGATATTCCGGTGGCTTCAATCTGGATATTTCGAATTTGACAGGGGTTGCGCAGATCCCGCCTCTTACCCCTTTGGTTCTTGATTTTGTGAAACGAACGGCAAAAGCTGTTTTGAACGTTGAAGTAGCCGAAAAGATCACTGCCGGTTCTACTTCGTTGAAGATCAAGAAAAATTCTCTTGCGTACGTCGGTATGCATATTGGTAACGGTACAAATGGCGGTACAATTGAAGCTATCGACAAAAGTAATGCGGAATATGATACCGTTACTCTGGCCGCTTCGCCAACGCTTGCCGCAGAAAAGGATGCGGTATTGTTTGAAGCTACTGCCGCAGCCGGTAAAACGGCAAAAGCAACAGCAACGGCTTTAAATTATGAATGGACTAAAGTAGAAGCGGGTGCAACTGTTACCGCTATAGGCCAAGCGTACGAGATCAGACCGACAAGACTCATTGTTCCTATCTCCGATAAGGATAAGGAGACTTTGGGTGACAGATTCATGTTCACTTATTAAAGAAAGGAGGAACTATGTATTTGACTATTCAAACATTACTGAATGATCCGGGAGTGGTGAAAGCGGTTATCGACCGTGTGCAGGCTCTAAGGCTGGATCAAATCTTTTGGAAAAAGCACCTCGATTTTGAGGAAACGAAATCCCGTGTGTTCAAAACATATTTGGGGACAGTAACGGGTGTTGTTGCCGGTTCTGTAATTGACCGTAACTCTAACAAGCCGTTAAGAGAGCGTAAATCTTTGGGTTCCGGATATGGCGAAGTTGCCTATATGGGGGATAGATACCAAATGGACAACGATAGACTCGATATGCTTCAAGAACTAATCAATAAGTTCAATCAGGCGAAGACACCAGATCAACGGGCCGCACTGGACGACATTATCAACTACATTGTAGATGATATGCGTCAGGTATTGCTTGCTCCACACAAACGTATGGATATTGTGGATGGTGATCTTCGTTCTGATGGTAAGGCATCCGTAAAAGTAGACGATAATCCGCAAGGAATTGAATTGCTTGAAATGGAACTTCCGGTTCATCGTATCACTCCACAAGTTGCAGACAAACTGAACTTTGTTCGTTATCTTATGGAGAAAACCGTTGAATTACGTACTAAGTTCGGCATGTTCGTTTCTATGGAAATGTCCCGAAAGACTTTTATCAATAGCATTATTGGATCAAAGGACTTCGGGGAATTTTACAAACAAAGCTTTGATTCTAAAGAAGTCCAACTGTCTGCCGGACTTATGTCTAGTGAGATGGCGACCACTATCTTTAGAGGATTGGGCTTGCCGCCTATCGTAATCAACGAAGATTTGGTGGAATTGTCAGACGGCACTTTCAAACAGGTATTTAAAGACAACCGTATTTCTTTGTTTACTACTCCTAAACAGGGAAAGATGCGCTGGCATACTCCGTATGAAATAACCGATCCGGTTCCGGGAAAGACTTACACCCGTTCAGAAGGTGGTATGTATATTTCCAACATACGTACGGATGAAGGCCGCTTCATGGAATATGGAGCCGAATGGATTCCGGAATTTACATCTCCAAACAAGATTGTAATTTTTGACCTGGACACGATGAATGCGTAAGTATGATAATTAGTGACTACATAAAGCAAAAGTTTCAGTCCTTCGGCATATCATTGTCGGAGGCTGACTTGGTAGAGATTAATCTTTCTTCCGGGGTTGACCCTGACGGGGAAATGACTGAAGATAATTTGCAGTCTATCTCTGTTGCTATAGCAAGATTTATTCCCTCCTTATTGCTTAGAGCTACTTCTAAATCGGTATCAGAAAACGGTCATTCAAAGTCTCTTTCTTGGGATATTTCTGGTATAAAGTCCTATTATTCTTTTTTATGCAATAAGTATGGACTGAAGGACGAACTGAATACAGATAAACCTAAAGTAACATTTTGGTGATATGCTAGAAACTGCCCCACATAAATTACAAATACAGGTTATTACTCCAGAAGAGAACGACGAGTATAACCGACCAATACCGGGAACCGGTGGAGAGTCTTGGCAAGATGTAACAGATTGCTTCTGCCATGACAACTCCCAACAAAAGGAAGTTTCTGTCAATGGTGAACGTTGGGTGTATAATTACCATGTGGTTTATGAGGGTAAAAAGATTGTTTTAGGATCTCATATCAGGTGCTTGGATGCTGAAGGAAATACTGTAGGAGAGGGAGATGTGAAGAAGAATGCCGAATGCTATTCGGAGGAGTTTAAGGGTAGATGTGATATTTGGGTATGATTGTAACGACTGACATAGCGAATATTATTTTTAAAGATTGCAAGTCTTTTGGAATCTCTGAAATGCATCAACGGGGAAATATCCCGGAAGGTGAAGTAAAGACCGAGAGAATTGTAATCTACCCCAAAACTCAACAGCCGGATGCTTACTGGGAAAAAGGATATGTTGAAGTAAATCTTTACGTTCCTGTAACAAAGACAGGTAAGGCAAATTTGATTCGCTTGAATGAACTTGAAAGGAAAGCAAGGGAAATGTTCAAAGATGGCATTGTCGGACAATATGACGGCTCCTGGTATCGTTACTCTTCTGAAAGTCTCGGAATAGAAGAAGACAAAGAATTATGTTGTTACTATGTAAATGTGAAATTATTATTTGAAACTCTAAACGTAAATTGAAAAGATATGAAACCGTTTATTGGAATTAAAAAGATTTGGTACGGTGATGTTATAACTGCCGCTGTCACTAAAACCTCTCTTAAGACATGGTTAGGAACTGCCACGGAAGTTGAGAACTCCCATCAAGATACTTGGGCGTATACAGAGGATGATCCGACCTATACCGACTACATTAATGAGTTGAATGGTAGCATCTACTATCGTGATGTTACTCAAAAAGGAGCTAAAACAATCGCTTTTACTATGGGAGTTTTCTCCTTTGATGACAAGGTTGAATTGGAAGGTGGTGAAAAGATTGATACTGATGCAGGATGGGCTTCTTCTGACACTCCGGGAATTGTAAATAAGGCAATCGTAGGCCAGACAAAAACAGGCAACTACATTGTATTTACCAATGCTGCTGTTATCGCAAAAGGTAATGCGGTAGAAAAGAATATCGGTCTGGGTGTAACAGCGGTGGCTATGGAAAATCCTAGCACTGGTGTTAAGAGCGACTATCTGTTCGATGGTGAAAAGGTGGAAGCTGCATGAACTGATGAAAAGGTAGCTCTTACTTCTTCTGAATCGCCTTCTATAAATAGTTATTCAGCTAGATCAAGGCGGGTGAACGCTGGGAGTACTGTAAACTATGACTCTTCAGGAGAAGATGGGACGCAACCGTCAGAGACATTATCTATATTGTAAAGTGGTGAGGGGTGAGGATTTGTGTTTCTCGCCCCTTTTTAATAAATATCATTATGAATAAAGCAGCTATACTTGTATCGGAAGCTATCACAGGAAAAGATTTCATTCCTATAATTGTAAATGGGAAAATGTACCGTGTAAACCCGCCTACTATCCATAAAATAGCCGGTGCTTCGGCTTATCTCGCTGTTCTGGAAGATAATAAGGATATTGCGGGAGTCATTTCTTCGCTAAAGGACATTTCTGTCGCTTCTCGTGCACTTTCTTGGTTTATTGAAGGAAATGATAGTCTTGAACAAGAGTTGTCAAATGGGACGTTAGAAGAAGTGTTATATGGGCTTACGGCAGCTTACTCCCTGATCTCTGTAGAAAATTTTACAATGCTGTTGGATTTAGCAAAGAACGTAGCAAATCTGACAGCAAAACAGAAGTTATAGGAAATGATTGTATGTTAGGACAAATTGCGTCGTTCATGGAAAATCTTCATCTCTCTTACGATGAAGTAGTTTATAAAATACCATATCGCAATTTGGTTATTATGCAAAAAGATAAGTTGCATACCGTATATGATGGGGAGGTACTAACAGAAGTATCGGATGAGGATTTCTTTAAAGGAAAAGTTAAGTTTGATGAATAATGAAAGTAACAGTGGATTTGTCCGGTCTTGATGAATTCGTCGAAGAAGTAGATGAGAATGCTACCGAATTGATGAAAGAAGCAGCTCAAAGAGCCGTCTATATGCAGAAGGAACGCAATGTTAGTAATAAGAAAACCTATCAAAACCATACTTGGAACCTTCGCAATGCTCCCGGTGCTGCTATTGTCAGGGATGGAAAGATTGTAGACCTCTATATCCCTGCCGATGGAGAACATTCACTGGCGAAGAACAGGACAGAGGCAATGCTGATCTTTGGAAGTAAGCCTAAAGACGGTGTTGTTGTGGCGGATGGTATGGAGTATGCAAGCTTTGTATCTAGTAAGGGGTTTGATGTTTTGGATTCGGCAAGCCTAACCCTAGATAAAGAATTAAAACAGTCATTTGGTAACGATAACGTAAAAGTCACATGGCAGGAATGAAATTTAATGCAGATATTGACCTTGAAAAGATTGTCAAACTGCGTAAGGAAATAGATAAATTAAAAAAATCTCTTATTGAGATTGCAAGTGTACCCAATAGCGATGCGGCAATAAAACAGTTAGAAAGTGAAATAGATAGAGCAACAAAGAAACTATCTGAATATAAAGATAGCTATGCAAAATTACAGAAGATAAAATACGATATTGATTCTTCTAGTAGTACGGTTAAAAGAGTAAAAGAAGAAACTTCTGCTTTGCAGTCTACTAATAAATGGATTATCGCCAATACAGAATCAGTTAAGGAGGCAGATAGGCAGATAAAGCAATTAAAGAAAGATTTTAGTGCGCTTTCTGATGAAGAGAAAGTAGGAGATACTGGTACAGCAAAAATTCGCCAGATTCAACAATTAGCTGCTCAAAGGCTGGTAGAGGAAGAAGCTGTCAGAAAAACGATTAAAGCACAAAAAGATCAGATAATTCAAAGTAATGCAGAAGAAGGTAGTATTACGGCATTAAGAAAGCAATTAATTCTTTTGATAAAGGATTACGATGATCTTGGACGGGTAAGAAGGGGAGGAGATGCCGGAAAAGCATTGCTAACCCAAATATCGAACGTTCAAAAGGAATTAAATGCAGCAGAGCAAGCTTCTGGAAGATTTCAGAGAAATGTAGGTAATTATGCAAGTGCATGGAATGGACTCGGTAATTCAGTACAACAGGTAGCCCGTGAACTTCCTTCACTAGCTGTAAGTGCAAATACTTTTTTTCTTGCAATATCAAATAACCTTCCGATATTAGTTGATGAAATAGCAAAAGCTAGAAAAGAATATGCAAATTTCAAGGCAGAATTAAAAGCAGGAAATAAAGATGTCAAGGCTGTTGCTCCCGTATGGCAACAGCTTACAAGATCTATTTTAAGTTGGCAGACCGCTCTTGTTGTTGGGCTGACTTTGCTTTCTGTATACGGGAAAGATGTAATTAAATGGATTGGAAGTTTAGGAAAAGCAAGAGATGTCACCCTTGATTTGCTTTCAGCCGAACAAGAAATGGCATTGGCTAGAAAGTCCGCATGGTCTAGCATAGCCAAAGAGCAAACTCAACTTGATATTCTGTATAACAAATTAAAAAATGTAACTCTTTCCACTACAGAGAGGAATGCGGCTGTTCGTGAGTGGGTTAAAAATTATAAGACTCATAGTGATATATTAGATGGTGAGAATGTGGATTTGCGTAAGTTAGAAAATGCCTATAGGGCATTAAGTAAGGAAATTTACGCTAATGCTGTAGCAAGGGCTTATGCTGATAGAATTGCGGAACTGTCGGTTCAAAGAGAAAAAGAAGAAATGAAACGACTAAATCAAAAATTAACAATTGCTAAAGCTGAACAGGAATTAGAAAGAGTTACGGCAGAATACAATAAAAAAGCAAATGAAGGATTTGGAACGGCTACAGCCAAACTTGAAGCAAAAGACAAGATAATTCAAGCTCGTAAAAATGTTGAAGACCAGAAGAAAATATACAATGATCTTGTTAATAATGTAAATGACTATGATAAAAACATTACTGTTATTTCAAATCACATAAAAACTTTAGATTTATTCCCTCAACCTAAAGAAGGAACCTATGATTATTGGAAACAACAGGTTGAGATAGCTGATGATGCATTGAAACAAATAACATCTGAACAAAAAAAAGTTTTGGATGAAGCATCGAAAAATTCAAAAAAAGATCTTTATGGGTTGGGTATAGATAGGGCTGTTGTGGATTCATATAAGAAGGCTGTAAAAGATAAGGCTGAAGCAGAAAAACAGTTAAAAGTTTATGGGGATTCCTCTAAAGAACAGAAGATGGCCGAAAAAGAGGCTGAAAAACGAAAGAAAGAGCAGGAGAAACTAAACGAAGATCTTTTGTCTCTCCGTCGCCAAAATCAGCAGGCTGAAATCGACCTTATGGAAGAGGGCACAGAGAAAAAGCTGAAACAGATTGATCTTGATTATCAAAAGGAACTTGACGCCATCAAAAAGCAAGAAAAGGATTTAAGTGAAAGACAGGGTGGGAAGTTGACTTCGGAGCAGTCTATTGAAATTTCCGCTCGTTATACTAATGCTGAAAATAAAAGAGAGAAAGATATAGCCGATTATTATAAGAATGTTCTTTCTAAGTATCAAGATTATATAACTAAAAGATTGGAAATAGAGAAACGATTCGATGCAGACCGTGAAAAGTTGCAAAAATCCGGTGCCTCTGATGCGCAACTTAATGAGTTGGAATATCAACGTACTGAAACTCTTAATTCTATAGATAAAGAATTTGCAATGCGTGAAGATTCTTTCCAAACGTGGGTTGATGACATTACAAAGATTGGTTTAGAAAAACTACGTGAATTGCTGGTAGAAGCTGAGAGAGAGCTAGAAAGATCTGAATTCTTAAATCCTAATGATAAAGGTCTGGCGGTTCAAAGAGCTAAGGTTGTTTCTCTTAAAAATACTATCAATAAAAAATCCAAGGAAACTGACACTTCTCCAGATAAACGTAGTCGAAAAGAATGGCAAGAATTGTATAAGATGCTTTCAAAAGTAGAGGATGAATTTGATAAAATAGGAAGTACTGTAGGTGGAACTGCGGGTGAAATTCTTTCTGCTGCTGGGAGTATAACTTCTTCAACTTTGCAAATGATTGATGGTATTACATTACTTGCCAATAGTTCAGCTACGGCAATGGAGGGAACCGCTAAAGCAGCATCTTCAGCTATTAAAACAGTAGAAAAGGCATCTGTCATTCTTGCTATTATTAGTGCTGCTTTGCAAATTGCCACCAAAATAGCAAGCCTATTTGATGATAGTGAAGCCCAGCAAAGAAGATTTGAAGAATACCAACGCAGACAGGAAGGGTATTGGCAGTCTATCAACTACCAAACCGAACGTTATCTGGAATTGCTCAAAGAAGCCGCAGGAAATGATTATTTTGCAACAGCTACCCAATCATTAACAACTCTTGAAAAAGCTAGAGAAAAGGCATACAAAGACATAGTTAAATCTATGCCTGTTGGTGATGTTGATGCCGTAACATTTGGGCTTGCTCAACTTTTTAAAAGTGGTAAGTTTGCTGGCAAAATGACTGAATATGCCTTCGGAGGTCCGCAAGCTAAAGAAATATTTGATTTCATACAAGCTAATGGAGGATATGATTTAGAAAATAAACTTATATCTGAAGAAGCGATTTGGGCGATGAAAAGCAATGCTGACATCTGGTCTAAGTTACCGGAGTGGATGCAACAAGCTATTGACAAATTTGTAGAGTTTAACGATAAGGCTAAGGAACTAGAAGAGACTTTAAATGAGGATTTATTCCAAACCACTTCAAAAGGTATCGAAGAAGCAATACTGGAAGGACTAAAAGGAGGAAAAAGAGGAATCGCAGATTTTGGAGAAGATTTTGAAGAGATAATGCGCAACGCCTTATTGCAGTCGTTTGTAATAGATCAACTAAGAGGTAAAGCACAAGAATTTTATAAAAAATATACCCTTTTGGCTGATAGTGATAAAAATGGGAAACTTGATTTAACAGTAGAAGAGATAAGCGATCTTAGAAAAGATTGGAATGATATTATTAGATCTGCTACAGAGGAAGCAAAGAATATTGATGCCATTGTTGGCGCTTCTTCCTCTTTATCCCAAGAAGCTTCAAAGAAAGGCTTTGCCACTGCATCACAGGATTCAATCGACGAACTTAACGGGCGTTTCACCGCTTTGCAAATTGCCGGAGAAGAAATCAAGAGTCAGAACCAGCTACAAACGATGTCTATTCTTGAATTGAGAGCGGATATGCTGCCTATTATTGCCAATACCACAGGGATAAAGGATATTGCTAGTGAGACACGGGATTTGTTACGGCTATCTTATGAAGCTATAGTAGACATTAGAGATAACACTAATGTGATAGTAAAACCTATTCAACAAATGGCTTCAGATATTGCAGAAGTTAAACGGAATACATCAAAATTATAATATATGGCCGACTTATTAATTAATAATAAAGACACTTTCGCAACGTGGGGCGTGAGAATGGGAGACGGGTTCATTGAAGCTATCTACGCTCCGCTTCCAATGAAAGAAGTTATAGAGAATAAATCCCGTTTACAGGACGGAAAGAAAATAATTATAGCCAATCGGAAGATTGACGAACGGGATCTAACGCTTACTTTTACCTTACAAGGAAGTTCTCCATCTGACTACATCACCAAGTATAAGGCATTTCTGAATGAGATTACAAAAGGGGAATTTACTGTCAAGGTTCCCGCCTTAGGAGAGGAGGTTTATCATCTATATTACACCCGTTCACAGCCTTTCGGTTTCAATACGGCAAGGACGTTTTCAAAGATTTCGGTAAAGCTTAACGAGCCAAATCCGGGTAATAGAGAGTAAAATTACCACAATAGGCAAATTGTGGTTCATAGGATTGCCGGATTTTATGTTTTGACGTTTCTATCTGCGAACTTTGTGATATGGCAGAATTAGTAGACATCAAAGACATATCCGGCAACATTCGCTTTTCGACTACTATCAATGAGGGTTCGAAAAGACACTTCCTTTTGATGCAGGAAGATTATATCACTTTGCTATTTAGCCTTTCCAATCCGGTGTATTTCAAACTAGGCGACTACGTAGACAATGAGTTGGGAATATTTGAGCTTGTAGACCTTTATAAGCCTACCTACAATACAACGACAGGTGCATACGACTACGAACTCCGCCTTGATGCTTATTACTGGAAATGGAAGAACAAGAAGTTTTTCTATACACCGGAAACCACCGGACGCGAAGCCGCATGGAATCTTACCGCTACCCTTGACACGCATTTGAAAGTCTTTCTTGATAACCTGAAAGCACTCGGTTACAAGTTCAGAGAGGAAGAGTTTACATACGAGATTGACAGCACAGTGGAAAACACTTCCAAGCTCGTTTCCTACGATAACGTGAATCTGATCGACGCTCTCACACAGATGGCGGAGACATGGGAGTGTGAATGGTGGATAACAGAGCACGTTATTCATTTCGGACGTTGTGAATATAGTTCCCCTGTTGATTTCAAAGCCGGTGACTTGACAGACACAGAAAATGTGAATGTCAACAGCATGACACGCAGCGACAGCCAGACCACGTATGCGACCCGTATCTACGCTTTCGGTTCTACCCGTAACATTCCTTCCAGCTACCGGAAAGATTTGATATTCGACGTAAAAGAGGTTAATGGACGTAATATATCCGACACGTCAAGGCCGCTCAAAATAAACTACTTTCCGTCACGAGTTACATATAAGGAAAACTATACCGCTAGTAGCAACGAAGGCAGCGGTCCTTTTACTCCCTCTTATACAGAATGGACGCTTGATAAGACTTTAGCTTCATCAGCCAAGGGTGGTTCTTATAAAGTTGTTTCGGGAGGAATTTCAATCAATATATCAACAGCCGTTCCGCAAATAGGGAACCGTGCTTTTCTACCGGCAGGAGATTATATATTGAAGGCGTCATATATCTATAATGTTTCCGGGGAATCAAAAGAGGTGATTATTGGTAATCAGACCGTTTCATTAGCCCAAAATCAACAATATGAGATTGTGTCTAAAATACAGGTTCCCGACACGTTGGTTATCGACAAAAACAGTTCTGATTTAAAAGTAAGGGTATACGTTCACGTACCAGCTCCAGCTTCTTCCGAGCTGTTATCGACTTTTCAGGCGTATGTAACATACGATATTAACGTGTATGGCGGTTCTTCTGCAACGACTTCCGTAACATTCCTTTCCGGTGCAAATGCCGGACAGACTTTTGCTGCTGTTTACAATCCCGACCTTTTAACCGGTGACGCAGCAAACATTATCCAGTTACCGGAAGGTGTAACCGCCTCTTTAGGTAATCGGTACACCATTAACAACATCATAAGCGGTAAAGTCCCCGATAACTACTTCAGTAAGGATGACAAGGAAATGACCCTTAACGGAGTTGTTCAGAAACGCCTTATGCTCCCGGAGGGCATTTCTTATGTAGATGCTTATAAATACAACCCGACTGGTGAACGTATCAACATCGGAGATGAACGCTATAATGATCCGGATAACGTGGAAATGCCAGAAGAGGAAGCAATCGAAGAGATCGTTATATTTGAGGATGAATATCCCCAATACAAGGGCACAATATCCAGTGTCAGCCACGATGACAAGGTAGACGATAACGATAAGGAATATCGGATCTATAATTTCAAAGATACGGGACTGAAGAACTTTACAGAAGATTTTAGGCTGGATGGTGAGGAACTTCACATGATATTCCAAACTGGCAAGCTTGCCGGGATGGACTTTGCTATCAATATTGTAGAAAGCGATAACACCGGAACAACCTTCGAAATTGTCCGCAATGAGGATTACGGTCGCTTTCTTCCGGATGATGTTCTTTATCCGCAAACCGCACACATGGAGGACGGTGAAGAAGTCCCCGCAGACACATATATCCTTTACGGCTTTGATACCGCATACATCTCCGAACAGATGTTGCCGGACGCAGAGCAGAATCTACTCAAAAAGGCAAAGGAATACGTAAAGAAATCCATGATTGACCCGTCCACCTACGATTGTGAGATGGATGCTGATTTCATCTACAATAAGGGTAATATCCGTACATACGAAGTCGGGGCTAAGATCAATCTGATAAATAAGGCATTTTTCCCGGAAGGCAGACAATCAAGAATAATCGGTTTCGAGTGGCCTCTGGATTTTCCTTACGATCACCCGATTTATACAGTTGGTGAGACGGCTTCATATTCCCGTATCGGTGAGATAGAGAGTAAGCTTTACTCCCTTACTTACAAGGGACAAACCTATTCCGGCTCTGCTGTCGGAGGTGGTGGAACGAGTGTGTATGTTATTGGGGTTAATGACAAGACAATCCCGTCTGACAGAAACGTATTCTCCGCAAAGAGATCACTTGCCACCTTCTTGAACAAGGCGCAGGAGGAGACAATGGAGTTTCTTATCAAGCTGTTAGGCGGTGTTATTACCGACAATATAGAATCCCAGAACTTTATTCCCGGTGCACTTGGTTCAGGATTCCTCATCAAACGCGATCCAAAGACCGGACGGTCATACATCGAGGTTGATGAGCTGTATGTAAGACTGAAAGCAATATTTGAGTCTTTAACAATCAAGGAGCTTCAATCGGTAGGTGGTGAGGTTCTTCTGACATTGGCTAGTATCGAATGCACGAAAGTGGAAAAGATTTCAGAAGCGCTTCTTTATGATGCAAACGGCTTTCGCCTTTATGATGTTGATGGGAAAGCATTATTATCATCCATAGCAACTGGAGGTGTCTACCGCTGTTATTTTACGACTGATGACGGTGAGAAAGCCATTATCAACCAATTCGCAGCCGGAGACATGGCGCAATGCAGGCAGTTCAACATTAAAGAAGGGGTTTATGAAAATGTATCCAACCGTTATTACTGGCGTTATGTTCTGGCTGTAGGCGAAAATTATATTGATTTATCTGTAGATGATTGTGCTGAAGGCAGTGATATTCCGCAAGCGGGTGATAAGATAATCCAACTGGGAAACCGTACAGACCCGGCACGTCAGAATGCGATACTTCTGTCCGCCTACGGACTTACTGCTCCTACCATACAGATGTTGCAGAGAATAGATTCTTACTCTTTGGATGGAAAGGCGGTGAAAGAAGAAGGATTCGACCAGGAGACACAACAGTTCTATTCGAATACATACGGACGCAGTTATACAGGCACACGGGATAAAGACGCATTCATTCAGTTTGACCCTGTAACCGGTTTGAAAATACACGGTGCCGAAATTGACGTTTCAACCGATAATTTCATGATAAAAGATCGGGATGGTAATCAGATTGCCGTCTTTGAAATAGGAGAAAACGGAAAGCCACGCCTTAAAGCTGATAATATAAATGCCGATGAGCTATTATCAAACGGTGAAAAATGGGCGCTCAAGAAAGACGGAAGCGGATTCCTTGCATCAAAGAATCTTGTCTGGGATGAACTTGGGAATCTTAACCTGATGGCGTCTTTGTCTCTACCTTATAAGATGTTTCAAATAAATGCGGATTCAACTCCGACACCTATGGATTTATCGGAGGGGAGATACTTTGTAGTACGTTACGGAAATATATATGGCGATCAAATCATAGAGCTTCCCGCTCCCAGTCCGGAATATAATGGTTCAGAAGTTAGAATTTATTCCGGGTTTATGACAACAAGGTCTTCCAGAAGCTTCTTTGATCTGACAATAGAAGAAAACGGTATATTCTTCTACCCCGGATATATTCCAGTAGCAGGCTCCCCAATACAAATATCAAAAGTACGTGTTTCGGATAAAGAAATTATTTTGAGATGTATTTCATTTGGAGATTTCAGTTTCTGGTACATACAAAACTACAAAGATTTTGCAAATGAGGATTTTAATCCATCAGAATAAAAATATAAACTATGGCAGAAGAAAAATACATATTTACAGTAACGGGCGATCATGCTAATAAAATATTGATTTGCCCTGTCCCCGTGGGCGGGATATTTATAACTAAGTTGACTGACAACCCTGCCGTCCGTTATCCGGGCACAACTTGGGAGAAGTTGGAGGGTCGTTTCCTTTATGGTACCTCCGGGCAGGAGGAAAGTGGTGCAACCGGTGGCAGCTCTTCGGTTGTGCTAAGCGTTGAGAATATGCCTGCCCACACTCATGCACTTACTGCGAAAACAGATGAATCCGGTTCCCATACCCATACATCAGGTAATCACCGTCATAAGGTAGACAGCCATAGCCACACACAGCCGTCACACTCGCATAGTGTTAAGATGTCGGATAGAAACGACAGTGGCAATCCAAACTACCTGTTTGCGCCTAATGGAGGTAACTACGGTATGGAATCGGCGGCATCCGGAAACGGGTGGGGACAATCAGGTGCAGCAGGAGGTGAAAGCACGGGTAGTGCTTCCCCTTATACCAGCTATACAAATCCGACCACGTCTGAAAACGGAACCCACTCTCACGGACTAAGCGGAAATCTTGCCACAGCCGGAGAAGGACAGGAATTCAGCATCCTTCCGCCATATATCAAGGTCCATATATGGGAAAGAAAATCGTAATATTAAAATAAAAAAATATGGAAAAGTATATTTATTTAGACAGGGAAAACGCAAAGAAAGGTATAGCTCTTGTTTTTGCAGTCAAAGATCATCCAATAAAGGATTATCCGGCATATTTTGAGGGTAAGGCGATAGAGTTTGTTGGAGAAGACCTTCCGCATTATATCACCTACGTACAAGACGGAGATAAGGAGTATGTACGTGAAGCCACACGAATAGAACTGTATGAAAGGGGAATAATATCCCTTCCCGCAAATGAAACTATTTCGGATGGTGCTATCGTAAAGAAAACACGTGAGCAGCTTGTAGCCGATGGTGTAATAACCTTGGAATCGGAACTGTCTAAAGCCCGGTTCGATCGAAAACGCCAATTAGAAGCGGTAGATCTGTATGATAAAGCGGTACTACGTGGGGATGTTCAAGAAACAGAAATGCAAAAAAGTATCCGGGATACCTATCGAAATAATTGGCTTACTATCACTGACCGATATACGGATATTAGTGTTCCCATTGAAAGCATGTATCCACTGATGCCTGATTTCATTGCTTACTTCTATTCTTAAATTTATAAACAATAAACAGATAAAGCTATGATTCTACTAGTATTAATGTCGTTCATTCTCATTGCCGGTTACGTCTTTGCAATGATAAAGAAGATGAAGGAAATCCCGTATTCTATCAGTGATACTTACTATGCCCTGATGCATAAGTTCTGGTTTACTCTTTGTATGATCGGCTCTGGTGTATTGCTTCTCTCGGCAGCTTTGGAAGCAAGCACGGAGAACAGTCAGTTTCTTGTATTCCTTTCGGTTGTCGGGATGGCTATACTTGGTGTATCTCCCAATTTCAAAACAGAACAAAAAGTTCCTCACTGTATCGGTGCCGCCATGTCTTTAATTTTTTCCCAGATATGGGTAGGTTGCAATAGTTGGTATTGGCTTTTATTATGGGCTGGATTCATTGCGTACATGGCTATCTCCATGAGTGAGCACTGGACAGGCAATTTCATCTCTGACTTCATAAAGAGAAAGCCTATGTTCTGGATTGAGGTAATTTCGTTGTTAACCGTTTATCTAACTTGTATCGTATGAAAGAAGCAATAGTACATACCACAACCGGAGGATTTGCCGCAATAGCCACTGCATTTGTTGCCGAATCATTGCAAAATATGATTCCATGGCTGATTGTCTCATGTGCTGTAATCCTCTGTGATCTCCTATTCGGAGTAAGAAAAAGTATACTAATGGGTGAAAAGGTCAGATTCTCACGTGCGATCCGTGCCACTATGGGAAAGATGGTCACTTACTTCGCTTTCGTCTGTATGGTTTGTATGATTAGCGTAGCAAGCCACAATGAATATCCTATAGATGTGTATTCCTGCTTATTGGTATGCTTCATAGAGGGATGCTCGATAGTCGGGAATATACTGAAGCCCAAAGGGATTAACATCAATCTTATCGGGGCTTTGGGCGTGTTTGGTAAGAAGGTGTTTAAGGTTGACAAGGAAGATGTGAAGGATATAATCGAAAAAGAGGAAATACATGAATCAAATAAATAAAATCAGCGCCTTAGCCAGCAAGCTTCTATCCAAGATCGGAATAGACGGAATGGCTCACATTATAGTATGCCAGAACTTGGTTATGTGGCTATCGAAATATATGCCACTATGGGAAGCAATCATTATAACCGTCGTAATCTTCGTTCTGAAGGAAGTATACGACAAGTACTGCAAGAAAACAGAGTTTTCAATTAAAGACATCATCTGCGATTGTGTAGGTCTGGCATTGGGAGTATTAACATTGATATTATAGGAGGAAATAAGCATGAGTTTATCAAGAGGTTTGAGAAATAATAATCCGGGCAATATCCGGATCACAAAAGATAAATGGCAGGGATTGAGAGAAAAGCAGGAGGACAAATCGTTCTTCCAGTTTACAGAAATGAAATGGGGCTACCGTGCCCTTATCCGAACCTTGCAAAACTACCGTAAAAGACACGGCTGTCAGACGGTGGCAGATTTTATCCACCGGTGGGCACCGGAGAACGAAAACAATACAGCCGGATATATCAGCCGTGTATGTAGCGAAATGCAAGTCCCGAACACATACGTTCCGGACATCAACGACAAAGCAACCATGTGCGCTTTTGCTGCCGCCATCTCACGTGTTGAGAATGGAGTTCCGGCTGTTATGGCTGACATAGAAGCCGGATGGGATTTATTATAAACTTTAATCAATAGGAGGAACAATCATGGCAACAATAAATTTGGAGTTCAAAAAGAACAGTAGCGTATGGTATGCGGAATTTCAGGTAAATTCTGATTTCAATATTCATTTGGAACGCAACAACTACGGTCGGGTGAATATTCTTCAACGGACGACAAGTGAGGGGAATTTTGAACCCGTAGTTTTGCCCGGAAGTCTTGCGTACAATGCAGGGGTAACCATAGACTGTGATTTTTCCGCATTGGTCTACCCCAAGACAATCCGCATCGAAAGTTATAGCGAAGTATTAAGTGGAACAGTAACCGAATCCGGTAATGAAGCTTAACAGGTTGTCTTTAAATGTAGTGGGGCTTAACCGGATCGGATTAAACCGAATCGGTTCGCCCTCCCGTGGCTCTTCTTCCGGCTCCGACCGTCCCTACATCGACCCAGAAGTCTTAGCCTCCTTGAAAGCCGTGTGCATCTGCTACGGTAAAAGCAACGACGACCCGGACAGGGCTGTTGTCAAGAACTTGGTGGATCCAGACAATCCGTTTGTAATCAGCAACGCAGCCTTCAAGCTGAATAGCGGGTTTGGTGAGTACTCATTTGATTTTGAAAGATGGGGACTTACGAAACCACCTACTACTTGTATAAAAAAGAATGATAGTTTTAATATTACTTATGTTGGTAATCCTGTAAGTAAATGGTTGAGTATTGTTGAAAGTAGTAATACATCAGATTCTAGTATTGACTTATCTTTTAAGGTAGAAATAACAGGATTAGAAGATGACATGGAAGCTGCTTTCGTTACAGCTGATATGCAAAGAGTGCTGTTGACTAATGGTATAAATGTAGTAAATATTACTATTAAGTCTAAAAAATGGTATGGATTTAATTTCATTAGAAACGATGGTACAGCCTTAGGTAATTGTAATATAGTTGTTAGACAGATACCCGAATTTCAGGGTGCCTTCGTCACCGACGGTATTGACGACCTGATTAAGTCCACTAAATCAGCAACAGAAATGCTAGATGGCAGTAATGAGGTTACAGTTGTTAGTATGATTCATCAGATAAAAACAAATGATGATACTACTAGGAACAACTGGTTCTTTACTCCGGTATCTTATCTGGAAAATAGAGTCGTAAAGGATAAAATAGGAAAGACAGGTATTTATGGCTATACTTCAACTAACGTCACTAATGCGCAGATTTCAGATATAACTCCAATTTTAGGTGATAAAAATGATTATACTCTATATTCTAAAATAGAGGATGGAGATAGAGATTATTTTACTGTTGAAGGCTTTCAAAATCAAGGAATATGGTATGTTTCTTCTATTGCTTGGTACTGGACAATCATCGCCAACAAGGTACTGACTACCGACCAAATCAACCAAGTAATCGCTTACTTCAACTTGGATAGAACTCTTAACCCTGATATACTGTGTAATACCATCAAGCAGGGGATCACCAACGAGAACCACGCAGAGTTTGGCGACAAGCTGATTGACTATTCCGGCAATGGTCGGGATATTCAACTGAATAATATTGCTTGGAAGAGGGATTCAGGTATTGGGAAGTATGAGACAGAACTTTCTAATACAAGTATATGGACTCAAAGTAAAAAAACAACTTCTTCTCCTTTTAGTAGTAGTTATAATGGCTTATCAGGATGGATAGTATTTGCTAACACAGAACTAACCAATAGTGCCGATATGCCTTCTTTTAAAATCCAAGTAAAAGGTTTATTAGAAGGTCAAGAGTTGATTTATAGATATTATGATTCAAACGGACAAAGTAATGTTTATTCGATGACTAAAGACGGAGAGTATACATTACCATCTGATGTCAGAACTGCAAAACCCCAAATCAGTAATACTTCGGGATTTCAAGTTGTAAAGAACGAAGCCAACACAATAACCATCACCCAGATTCCTTCCCACGCAGGTGGTCTATGTCTTGACGGTATCAATGACTTTGGTAAGGTGACAGGGCTGCCGATTTACAAGGATTATACTGTTATCGCTGATTATGAAAGATTTTATTTAGAACCAATTACAGGAGGTCGAGCATCTATTCTTTCTAAATCTTCTAAAGTTGGAGATGGTTCTTTTATTTTTAATTTAGAAGACCAAGACGGAGGTAAAGCGTGTTATACATTTGGAGAAGCTAATGGTAATATATCCGACGATATAACAAGAATTATTCGTTATCAAAGTAAGTATTATAATACTAAAACATTAAGTATTGGTACAGCAGAAGATAATGATTTTATGGTTCTTGGAAAAGTTCGTGAAGTAGATAGTCGTCATTTTTGCGGAGCTATCTACTCTCTCATGTCCTTCCCCTATAGTATGTCCGAGTTCTTGATAGAGCGCCAGTTGAAGAAGCATAAGCTGGGTACGCTGTATCCGGATATGGTGGAGTTTAGACCGATAGTGAAGAGTAATCTACCTTATTCTTCCATAACCTATTCTGTTAATCCCGGAGAATATATCTCTGTAGATAGCATGGTTACCATCACTGTAACGTTGCCAAATACCTCTGATAAGCTAATGGAGGTATCGTGCAATGCTATCAGTGATATATCCATATCCGGTGACAATGGCGTTTACGAGATTACGGGAAAGATAGTCAAATCCCCTCAAAAGATAAACCTTGTTATCTCCAGCTACTTGACAATGCTGAATAACGAGACTTTAATTTCAAATGAAACATTAATTAAAAACGAATGATATTATGGAAAAGATATTTGATATAGCAAAAGATAAAGAACAGTCGTGGGGTACTTTAGCTACTGCGATTGATGGAAACTTTAACGAGACATTTGACGAAGGCTATTTAGATTATTATGAGTCTCCAGTTTTGGTGACGGAGGGTGGTTATTATGCAGCAAATGGACATGTATCCAATTCTAGTTCTTCTTCTGTGCTTCATTCAAAAGTAGAGATTCCTTCTGGCGCAATAACAGCAAAATTTGAAAATATACAGGCTTTTTCTGACGGCAAGGTAATTGTAAACTTTTTCGTAGATGGTGTTTGGTCAAGAGATGTGATAGCAGAAGTAGCTGGCAAGTTGTCAAACTATGAAATTGAGATACCAGAAGGTGTTTCTCATATTGGATTTAATTACAGAAATACTGACGACAAAAACTGTACTTTTCACATAAACAAAAAAAGTGCCTTATTAAAAGAAGTCTGCATAAAAGACAATAGTATCACGTCACAAAAACTCTCATTTTCTGATAATATTTTAAGGGGTAAAAAATGGGCTGTTATTGGTGATTCGTTTACTCTTGGTGGAGGAGTTGGGGTTTTTGAAGATGGTATATATGAGGGAGAGAATAAGAGTTATCCGTATATTATTGGGCGACGTAACGAAATGGACATCCAGCGTTTATTTGAGGGTGGGCGCACTATCTGCACTCCTCGCCAAAAAAATGCAGAATTAGATTGGTCTTATAATGCAAGTCGTAACTATCTGACCTACGAAGGAGAAGGCCGGCCGCTCGCTTTGTACAAGCAAATTGCCGAAGACGTAGACTATATCACCATTTATCTTGGAATAAATGACACGCATCTTATTGGTATCGGGGATGATGACGAGAGTTACGGTGTAAATGTAATAGCAGATAAGGGAACTATTGATAGCACAGAGATAACATCATTTTATGGTGCATGGAACACAGTGCTTAATTGGTTAATCATAAATCGCCCATTTGCTCATATTGGCATAATTGTTTCTAATGGCTTGGGACGTGACGAGTATCGTCAAGCAGAGATAGAAATTGCAAATAAATGGGGTATTCCATATATTGACCTAAATGGTGACGAGCGTACTCCTATGATGTTGCGCAGCACAAATCCGACAATATGCGATGCGGCAAAGAACGCAAGATTAAATGCTCAAAGGATAAGCTCAACGAACCAGCATCCTAACTCTGAAGCTTATGAGTACGAAAGCACATTTATTGAGCAATTCTTACGCACGTTGTAAACTTCCAGACAAATCTTATAATATACAATATCTGTTTAGATTTGATTATGAAATACATTACATTCCCCACAGCGAATTTGAACGAAATTATTAACAAAATAACATTTATAAAATAACTTATGTCAACGTTACAGTACATCGTTTTTCCATATTCCGATTTGGAGGAAGTTCCACAAGAGGAGCTGGATAAAAGAAATTTAGTGCCTCGTATAAGCTTGAATGGTAAAAAGGCTTTGATGAAAGCCGAACATTATGCTGAAATATTTGCAAGTAAAATGATTATGACTCTTTCAGAGGACGGAGAGACACCGATTGTGTCTTATCCTTATCCGGTATACGAAGGCGAAGAATTGAATACTTTGCTGGCAAGTTCGGAGTGGTCTTCAAGTGATAGTATTCTATGAAAACCCTTCCTTGGATGCTAGTCTGCCTGTTGATTGGCGTGATCGTGTGGATGCAGTGTAATCCGCACGATCCGTCAATGGTGTACATTAAGGGAGATACTGTACGTATCCGAGACACAATAAGAGACACAATACCCAAACCGGTAAAGGAAGCTCTAAAACGTACCGATACGGTATATTTACCGATCCTGATAGATACTACCACCGATAGAACCGTAGAAGGCGATTCGATTCCGGTACTAATACCGATTACAAGTAAGGAGTATAAGACCGATGATTACCGGGCGGTAGTCAGTGGGTATAATCCCAACCTTGATTCTATGGAAATATACAGGGATAATAAAATTATTACTTTCCCGCCTTTACAGAAGAAGAAACGCTGGGGATTAGGTTTACAAGCAGGATATAGTTATCCGGGTGGTTGGTACGTAGGAGCTGGGGTTAGTTATAACTTATTTATATGGTAATACCGGCACTATCTTCACAGACCGTTTCCGGTATGAAAAGTTTAAGTTTCACTTATATAACAATTTCCTACGGAAAAAGGTTTTAAAGGAAAGGAGGATAAAATGATACATTAATTAATACTAAGCACTAAGTTTATCCGGTAAAGTAGAAGGCCGGTAATCGTTAATGATTATTGCAAGGGTTATATCTTTGTGTTTGTCCCTGGCTATGTAGTCGGGGATTTTTATATATATTTATAAAGAATATAAGTATAAATAGAGTAAGAAAAAGAACTTTTTTTATCTTTTTTCTGTTATAAATTGGAATATTGGTATTATATTTGCAACCAAAATTCGGTTTTATATGAAATTTAAGTTTAAAATAACGGATGATACCACTATTGAGGATGCGGAAAAAGAACTAGAAAATCTTTATAGTGCACCTGTGGTGGATCTGCCTTTTAATCATGTGGTTAAGATTGCGGAATTTCTTGGAGCAAAATTACAAGATAGCCCACGTGGTTCTATGGAAAGATTTTATCACCCTTTAGCTCCAACACCTGGCAAATATTTTGGAGTACACGTTGTTCATAAAGGTGGCAATGAAGTCCTAATAAAGAGGACTAATTTTAAACAGTATCTTTATCCGGTGTTAATTGAAATAATAAGGATAAAGAAAAAGCAATAACTCACTAACCCAATACAATTATGTCACGAAAAGATTTACAGTACTACAAATCATTGGAGTACAATGTTATTATTAAAAAAGAAGAACTTGATGGCGAAAAGTGGTATGTTGCATACTGCAATGAGCTTGGTTTAAATGCATGTCATGGGATAGGAGAAGATAAAGTATCTGCTTTAAATAGTTTTATTGAAGAAAAAGATGCTTTTATAGAAATGTTGTATGAAAAAGGAGAGCCTATCCCTGAAGTTGTAAATGAGGAGCAAAATTCAAGTGGTACATTTTCAGTTAGAACATCCTCATGGGTTCATTCTTCGTTGATACAACAAGCTAAAATGAATGGTGTTTCCCTCAATTCTTATGTTAATCAATTATTAGCATACGGAATTGGGCAACATGATGTTTCATTGAAATGTGAAAGAAAAATAGATGAGATTGATGAAAAGATTACTGCCCAAAATGATATGATTTTAAGGAACCTTAATTCAATTAATTACAAAACAAATACCTTGTTTTGTAATGCTACTCAATCTCGTTTTTATGAACATACCGAATTTAAATCAGTTATATAAATATGAAAAATAAAATTACCCCAGAAGAATATTCTTCAATATTAACTTCCATAAAATTAGATAATATATTTCTATCGGATGGGAATGTTAAGGTGTTTGAGTGTGTATCAGAAGGAGGTTCTATCAATTTAAATTTTAAAGATAAATACTCGTTTTCTGAATCTGAAAGTAATGCTTGTTTTATAGCTTCCTTTAAGTTTGATGGTATAATTGGCGAGCAAGAAAATGCGGAGAAACTATTTACTATATCTGGAGAGTTTAAAGTCAGATATAGTAAATTAAAAGAGGTCACAATAACAAAAGATTTCTTTGATGTTTTTAAAGAGATAAGTTTATCAGTATTTATCTGGCCTTATTTTAGAGAGTATATTCAAAATATGATTGTCCGCACAGGACTCCCTTCTTTTACTCTCCCCGCCAAAATATATGGCGTACATGATCCTCAATAAAAGGAATCTCTTGTACTTTGAGGATTATATGTTTGGTGAATAGCTCCTTCCATTTATAACTGCCTCTTTAAAATGGAATCCTCCCGGTGTATTAGATATGCCGGGATTTTTTATACCTTTGCCGAAAACTAACATTATGGCAGAAGAAAAGAAATACGACTACGACTCAATAAACGAGTTGCTAACTTGGGCTAAAGGAACGCTCAACAATAAGAGATACCCGACCGGGGAATTCCAGCTAGATAAATGTGCAAAGATTCTCGATTGCGGAAAATACCTTGATTCGATGATAGCGGTGATTTCGAGGAACTGGGAGAATCCTACGTTTTACCCGACTATTGACCAGTTGAGAACATTTAGAGAAAAGATAGAGAAAGGAAAATAATATGACTTACTTATGTGTTGACAAAGATGGGACTGAACGTATTATTGAATGTGAAGTCTATTGTGAAAGAGGAGGAGATGAAGAACCCTACAGAGATGAAGGATGTTGGGACTATGATCCGCATAATGATGTATGCATCGAACTCCCCAAAGGTACAATAAAGAAAATCCTTGGACGAGAACTAACATGGGAGGATGAACCTGTTGAATTGAGATAGAAAAGGCAGCCGGATAAGCTGCCTTTTTTGATATTAAATGATATTTAGTTGTTCATCTACTTTATATTCCGCACATTCAAAAGCCGCACACATTAAAACAAAACGATCTTTAATGCTTAAACTGGTATATCTATTGACAGCATTGCTGTTTTTTGAATGTAGTCCTGCAGCATATTTATCAATTTGAACTTTATTCATCATATCTACATGGGTTTTTCGGGCAAGTTTACTGCTTGCTATTTTATATAATGGTCTATATTCATTCTTTCCGGTAGATTCATTAAAAATAGGGGCTAAACGTTCTATACCGCAATGTTCTAATAATATTTTTATTTTGTCATTATATCCACGTTCTCCAGATACGTAACGAAGGATCGGGAAATTAAAATTGTATTTTTGTATAATTTCTAAAGCAAAACGCATTAATGGAGTTTTTATTTCTATTCTAGTATCATTCTCTTTTATTGTTTTTCTTGGAAGATAATGTATATATGGTATATTCTCTTCAATGCTAATATTTTCGAATGATAATTCTTGAAAGTCTCCAACTCTGCACCCTAAGCTACATTGTAGGATAAAAGCATCTTTTGTCTCCTGTAAAGAAGAAGGGACATTGGTGTTTTGTATTTTTATAAATTCGTTTTTTGTCAAAAATATAGGTTCATCATATTGCTCTTTCATCATTATCGTTTTGCGTTGCTTTCCTAATTTTCGAAATGGTGAAACGGCTATTTCGTCATTGCTTTCTAGTTCATTGAAGAACGCTTGAAGTTTTTTTAGTTTAGTTGCGACTGTATTTTGACCTCTTGGTGATGTTGGGATGTTGCGATTATCCATATTTACATATAAACCTCTATATTTTTCTACCAATATGTATTCATTAAATAGAAAATCACGGAATAAAATAAGTTTCTCATTATTAAAATCAGTCGGAATGATATTACTTATTTTATTGATAATAAGGAAACGATTAATTTCTCGTAGTAAAACATCATAATGCTTTTTTCTGCCTTCTCCAAATATCCCGTCTTTGTATGATTGTTCTATGTATAGGGAAAATCTGTTGTAAAGGCTTGAATTTGCTTCTTTAACATCATATTTATCCGGATTGAGATATTCATCTATATGTTTATTTAACTGTTCGCTAGTTTCTATTTTGTATTCTGTATATAAGCGCAAAATTAAATTTTTGCGTTCAGTTATGTCTCTATATAATTCTTCTCTAGTTTTGCAATGAATTGGTATAATGGCTTTGGCTTTATATTGTTCCTTCTTTTCGTCCCAGATAGAAGGTTGCACTAAAAATTCAGAAGTATGAAACATCTGGATTTTTCTTCCGTCGGATAAACGAAATCGTATATTAACAAAGTTATCCTTTTTGTCTGAACGAATAAATGCTTTTACTGTTGCCATATAGTTATCATTTTACGGTTGTGCAAATATACTATTTTTGCACAACGAAATCTCAAGATTGCAAAACTATATTCTATTTTATCCAATACTAATATTTTGTTGATTATTGATAATCAAATGTATACCATTTTGCAAAATCAGTACTTATTGAATCTCTTAGACCGCACCGGGGTCACAGAAAAATCCCTTGATAATCAGTTGATTATTGAGGGATTTCTGTTTTCTTATACCTTGGATAACTAAAACTAAATGCAGGATTTAGCCCTTGTAATTGATTTTTGTTGGTCTATTGTTGTTCCCAAGAAACCAATGTTATATGTTGACTATCAAAGTGAAATCTTTCTTTTATCTCGTAAGAGGTTCTATTATTAGTCTTTCTTTGTATAAGAATTACAAACTAATCGTCTATTTGGGTCATCTGGAAAATCCGGATTAGTTATTTGATTATAAAATTCCCAGTCTCTTTCAAGTCTTTGGGCTACATCTATGTTGGCTGTATAGCAGATGTATTTTTTATTTGCTACATCCAGAATGCCATAGGTAAGAATATCCTTTTCCTTTCCCTCCTTATTTATATATGTACTCTTGACCAATAATATCTTATATTTTCCGTCTTCCCGAGTACAGTATTCTTTATTGTTCTCAAGAGTATATGTGCCGGAGACATCTGTAAAATCATTGGAGGCCATTTCTACGATAATCTGTTTGGGCTCTCCTGTTTCCGGAGTGTCTGTCGAGTCATTGTTGCATGCGGATAGCAAGATGGCGGATAAGAATAATAGTTTAAGTAATTTCATCTTTATATTTTATTTGTTTTTGATCCTTTTTTTAGTCTAGTATATTATTTATAGTGCAAATGTACAGTTTTTGTGTGATATAAAAGCGGTAATGAGTAAAATAAATGTGTTTCATATTCTTGATATTTAGATTCATAATCCTTAGATAGTCAGTCATGTATTTTGCTTTGCATTTTCTCAAACCTAGTTAGTTATTATTGTATGTAGTTGCATAATTTAGCCTAAATAGAATGAAAAAGTTGATTTAAATAAAAGGATTCTCGTGAGAAATGCTAACTTTGTAGATATGAAAAAGTAAGGAATGATATTCTGTAGTAGTATGTTCATAGCTTTCCAGATGTAGACATTTGACGATAAATTATATTAATCCCAATAAATATAAATAAGAATGGAAGAAGCTAGAAAAAAGAAATGGGCTAGTGTGGCGCTGATTATCGGAGCTATTGGTTTTATCATTATTATGATTTACTTTACAGTTATTTCAAGTCTCAACATGTAA